CAGTTTTGATTAGTGGTAAGAAGTCAGTTAATGTATCAACTACAAATTGGAAAGCTGATATGGATGTGATGTTTACACAATTGGAAGAAGTTACAAACTCACTAATTACATTATCAACTAAAATGGTAAGTATTACTGCAACCCCACCTCTGACACCATTGGCCGCTCCATTTGCAGAACTATCGGCAAAGGCAACACAAATCAAAACTCAGTTAACATTAATGAAACAATAATTATATACAAACATATTTATTACTATGGATACAAAGAAACTAATTAAAGCGATTCAACTTATCATTAAGGAAGAAGTGAAGAAGGAAGTGGCTAAACGTGAAAAGTCCCTTCGTGAATCTATCCTTAAAGAGATGAAACAATCACAACCAAAAGTTGTTGAAAGAGACCCGCTTGATGTAGACCACATCTTTGAGACTTCCCATACAAATAACCAATCGTTTACTGGTAATTCTATGTTGAACGATATGTTAAATGAAACCGCTCAAGGTGGTGAGTGGAGAAGTATTAATGGGCCTGGTGGTGTATTTAATGCATCTCAAGCACAAGGTTGGGGTGGTGGATTAAACACACAACAATCAACATTCCAAACAGCAGAAGGTGGTCAAGTATCAGCACAACAACTTCAACAAACTGAAGCTGGTAAAGCAGTTGTAAACGCAGTTACACGAGATTATTCTCAACTAATGAAAGCGATTGATAAGAAGAAGGGTAAATAATGCCAACTCGTAAAGAATATAAGATAAACCCATTAGACCTTAAACGGAATAAGGCAATTGGAGTTCAACTACCACTGGGTGGTGAGCCTTTATTTAAGTTATCTTATACTACCGAAGAGCAGGCAATATCAAACCTAAAAAACTTATTATTAACTCGTAAAGGTGAACGACCATTTCAACCATTATTTGGTTCTGATATATATTCATTACTATTTGAACAAATATCTGAAAATATAAACAACGAGTTGGAAGATTCATTAAGAAATGATATTAAATTTTGGTTACCCTATATAATTGTAGATGATGTAAATGTAGATTCTAAAGAAGACTTGAATAGAGTAGATATATCACTTAGAGTTAGAGTAACTGAAACTGGAGCAAATACACAAATAACAATATTCGTAACTGAACAAGGTAACGTATCTATTGTCTGAGGATAAAAAATGGCAGAGAACATAAAAAAAGATGTGAGTTTAGTTGGTAGAGATTTCGGTGAGATTCGTAAGAATCTTATTGACTTTACAAAAAACTATTTCCCACAAACCTATAATGATTTTAACGAGTCATCTCCTGGTATGATGTTTATGGAAATGGCATCATATGTAGGTGATGTACTTTCATACTATACTGATGTTCAGTTAAGAGAATCGGTACTTGAAGAAGCTCAAGAAAAATCTAATGTATTTACAATAGCACAAGCGTTTGGTTATAAGCCGAAATTATATGTTCCTGCTACTACAACTCTAACTGTATACCAAATACTACCCGCACAAGGTAGTGGTGATAATGTACGACCTAATTGGGATTACGCTCTAACCTTAAAAGAAGGTATGGTCGTAGGTTCTTCTACCAATTCAGATGTAGAGTTCTCGACTATAAACAAAGTAAGATTTGGATTTTCATCATCGTTTGACCCTACTGAAGTTTCCGTATATCAGGTAGATGAAAACACAAATGAGCCAGTCTACTACTTGTTAAAAAAGTATGTAAAAGCTGTTAGTGGGAAAGAAAAATCAGTTCAATATGAATTTGAATCTCCAAAACCATATGATAAAATAAGATTATCTGATGATGATGGTTTAATCGATGTAATCCAAATTATGGATGATGATGGTGATGAGTGGACTAAAGTAGATTATCTTGCACAAGATACTGTATTTGAAGAATTACCAAATACAACCGATTACTCAATAGCAATGTCCGCATATGCAAATGAAACACCTTCTCTATTAAAACTAAAAAGAGTCCCTAAGCGATTTGTAACTCGTATAACCGATGAGGGAGAAATTGATATTCAATTTGGTAGTGGTGTTTCATCTAATGCAGATGAAGAAATCCTACCTAATCCAGATAATGTAGGGTCTGCATTATACCCATCGAGTGGTGACTTAGACCAAGGTATCGACCCATCAAACTTTATGTATGTTAAGACATATGGAGTTGCTCCTTCAAACACCACACTAACTGTTACTTATCGAGTTGGAAATGGTGTAGTGGATAACGTACCTTCTTCAGACCTTACCAACATTATAGAACGAGTTATCGAAACTGATGAAACCGCATTGATTAGTGATACATTTAATGTTGTTAAAAATTCAGTAGCAGTAACTAATGAAGTTGCCGCAGGTGGTGGTGCTTACGAAGAAGAACTTGAAGAAGTTCGTAATAACGCAATAGCATATTTTAGAGCACAAAATAGAGCAGTAACTAAAGAAGATTATTTGTTAAGAGCATACGCATTACCACCTCAATTTGGTTCGGTAGCAAAAGCATATGCTGCTCCTGATTTTCAAATTAATACACTATTGGATGATGGCCCAGACCCAATCCCCAACCCATTAGCAATTAACTTCTATACATTGGGGTATGATTCTAATAAAAAGTTGACTCAACTTAATCCTGCTACAAAACAAAATTTACAAAACTACTTATCGTATTACCGTATATTGACTGATGCTGTAAACATCAAGAATGCATACATTGTAAACATTGGTATTGATTTCGAGATTATAGTTCTTCCAAATTATAACTCAAATGAGGTATTGTTAAAATGTATTGACGCATTGAAAAAATACTTTAATACCGATAGAATGGGTATCAATAAGCCAATCGTATTGACTGACATTTACGTTCTATTAGATGGTATCGATGGTGTTCAAAGTGTAGTAAGACCTGACACCGATGGTAATGGTGGGTTGCAAATTGTAAATAAGTACGATGGAAGCTACTCATCAAATAAATACAACATTAAGAATGCGACTCGTGATGGAATCGTATACCCACCAAAAGACCCAACTTGTTTTGAGGTGAAGTATCCAGATGTAGATATCAAAGGTAGAGTAGTATCATTATTTTAAGAGGTAGAAAATGATTTATAGAATATATCCAACTAAAGACACAACCCTATACGAAGACACATCTCGTAAAACTCAGAATGTGGGTAAGGATGAGATTCTCGAAATCGGTAAGTTTTACGACACCGACAATACCTCTTTATTGGGTAATAGTAGAGCACTTGTTGAGTTTGATTTATCATCAATTTCATCCTCAATCGTAAGTGGTGATATAACATCACCTCAATACAGATTACGAATGGAGAATGTTGAAAGTCGTGAGATACAATCATCATATGACTTATATGTATTCCCAATCAAGGAATCGTGGACCGAAGGTATGGGTTCTGAATCGGATACACCACATAACATATTAGATTCATCTTGGGTTAGTAGGAGTCTTGATTCAATATGGGATACTGTAAATTCAACAGTTGATAAACCAATTTCTGCAGAACGTATTCCATCTTTAGAAGTATACTATAACTTTGCTGCAAATGTTGGTGGGTTTGAGTTGGTAGAACCTATTAAAGGTACTTCTGGCGAATCACCCACTCTTCAAATTAGTGATGGTAAGATGATATTATCATCATCGAATTATGGTGGTGGTACTGCAAACTTATCAGCATCATTATCATCGGATGAAATATATACAATCTCCTTTGATTTTAATAAAAACACATTATCAGGAGTTGATTTCAGAGTATATAAGCCGGATGGTTCATATTTAGATAATAGTGAACTTACAAATTATACTGATACTCTGATAACAGCCGGAACATACGAAATGTCATTCACAGCAAGTGAGTCGGGAATATATAAAACTCAATTTACTTTCTTTGATAATAATGGTTCTGATGGTTCTGCTGGCTCCATTGATAATTTCTATATATATTCTCAGGTAGACGGTGATGTATTAATATTTGACCAATTTAATATAGATGGGCCCGCTCCATCGACATATTTTCTTAATCAACATATTAAGGATGTTAATTTAGGATTACAAACAATATCCGTTTCTGATTTTGGATTACAAATGTCAGCATCGGATTTTAGTGGTGCTACAATAAACCGACCATATTCATTACAAGAGAATGTATCATATACTGCTAGTTTTAATATTGATATTGGTAATCTACCAACTGAATATGCAGATGGGTCGCCACTTGGTATCGAATTTACTATACAAGAGCCAGATGGTCGTTTATTAGATTCCTCTGAGATTATTGATTACGAAGCAAACATAACATCATCAAAATCTTCTGAAGTTAGGTTTACATCGAGGCAGGATGGTGAATATATATTCCGATGGTCCTTCTTTGGTAGTGGTAGTGGTGAGTATAGCGCATCACTTGATAATTTCAAACTACAATCAAGCGATGTTGACACAACGGGTTCGTTATACAATGATATTTACTATGACGCACATTGGATTACAAATGAGGGTGGTGGTACTTGGTATACTTCATCATTCCATAGTGGGTCACATTACAAACAATCGTTTGATAAGTACACTTCTAACTTAGATGTTGAGGTAACTGACTATGTTGATGAGTGGTTGGATGGTACACGTTCTAATAATGGTTTAATTATAAAGAAATCAAAAGCAGATGAACAATCAACTAAGAAGTTTGGTTCAATCAAATTCTTCTCTTCAGATACTAATACAATCTACCCACCAGTTCTTGAAGTTCGTTGGGATGACACTGCATTTGAAACTGGGTCATTAGAAGCACTTAATACCAATGATATGATTGTGTATGTTAAGAATCTATCGACTGAATATAAAGAAACTTCTAAAACAAAGATTCGAGTTTATGGTAGAGAGAGATTCCCAGCAAGAACATTCTCTTCAACATCAAACTACACATTGGTAAAATACCTACCAACTACCTCGTATTACTCGGTAGTTGATGCTGAAACGGAACAAGTAATTATTCCGTTCGATACTAATTATACTAAGGTAGGTTGTGATTCTGAAGGTAACTATTTTAACTTTTGGTTCAATGGGTTACAGCCTGAGAGATTCTATAAGTTTGTATTTAGAGTTGACCAAAATGGAACAACTAAATACTTTGATGATAACTTCTACTTTAAGGTGGTTAGATAATGGCAGAAAGAGAAATCAAAAGAAACAGTAGAGGTCAGATTGTATCATATGAAATATATGGTGCTTTAGACTCATCCATACCATCTGATTCATATGGTAAAGCTAGCTTCGATAAAAAAATTAGTGGTAATCGTTTTGCTACGATGGTTACTAAATATGATGCTGACTCATTTGATAGTTACATTGACACTACTATTTCTGATGAATTGATATCAACGGATAAGGAAGTGTCCGCTTCACCTCTATTGGGATTTATCGCAGATATCCAAATAGCATCTGGTCCTCAAGACCCATCTGGTAATTAATAAAGGTAGATTATGTCATTTGATAGGTTCGTAAATAAAGATGTCGTTAGTGGATTCACACCCGTATTTGGTAAAACCATTGATGATTCTAACATAATAAAAAAAGAACAACCCCTTACAGATGGTGATGTTACTGGTAAGTTTGATACAAACCTCGGACTTGAGTTTACACCTAATAAGGAAGTACATATCTACGCGGATTCCAATCTTATAAAATCATCGTATGGAAATTTTATAGATAATGAAAAGAAAAACTCATTACCAATTGTATACACCACTCCTGAATTAGACCTAAGAAAAAATGGTATAGAGCAGGGTGCTTATTCCATATTATACAACTTCCATCATAATATAATATCTAATCTAAAGATATTAAATATATCAGCAGACCGTACTGAGATTAAATTAACATATGCAGGTGGTGGTAGGACTATTGGGGCTCTACCAACACTCCGTGAAGCGTTTCAAGATTTTGGAATAAACTCATTTGACACCGCTGGTAATAAAAAGGAGTTTGTACTAAACTTCAAAGAAAATAATATATACGATGTATTAAATATGAGATTTGAAGGGCCACGTGCTGGTCTTGTTAATACAGCACTACCATATCCAAGTGAGCAAACACTTTCAAATGGTAGTCTTAAAACATTGTGGTATGTTCCATTTGACAATACACTTGAAGCTATCGGAACCTGGCGTACTATGATTCAAATTGAAGAAAATGGTGATTTAACTGGTAATTTCAAAAAGTATAGATTAGTACGAGGTTCGGATGGATTACTCGAATGGCAGGGTGGTAATTTATTGACCAGAGTACCAACTGAGTTGGATAAAGCTGAACCATTGTTACAAGATGCATTAGACAATGGTAATACTGTCACAGTTGGTAATAACCCAACTAATAAGGTATTACGATATGATAGATTTGATAATAGTTTTACATCAATCGAGAGTGTCATTGTAAAATTAGATAGACCTCTTGATGAATCTATTGTGATTAACAACCTATGTGATGTGGATGCTCGTATTATGAAGTCTTGGGTTGAGAAAATCATCGCATTCCCAAGTATTCAAAACCAAGATAGACCAGACTTTTCAGAACCAGACTTCTCTATGGATATGTCGGATATGAAAGGGGCAGATGGTGTAGATTGGCAGAATTGGAATTCACTATTAGATACCGATGCAACCACATCTCAAAGACTCATCAATAAATACTTTAGTGGTTCATTAGGAAACGTGAAGTTAAATATAGATTATTCTGATTTTTCAAAATTCGTACACTTCTCATCCGCTACAGAACGAATTGATAATTTCAAGTACAAGTTACAACAAATAGAAGCATATAACTCACGAATTAATTTACTCGAATCTATAAGTGGGTCTGAAGCTTTAACAAACATATCTCAGTCACTAACCCGTAGAGACACTCTTATTGGTGGATTTGATGATTTTGAGAATTACTTATACTACAACGATAATTCAAACCCATATACACATTGGTCTGGGTCTTCTAATATAATAGAACCATATCCAAAAGTATCAACATTCCCACATATATTATACGATGTGACATCATCACAAGGTGAGGCTTGGTACAATGGTGTTTATGCGTCTGCATCTTTATACGATTCGTTTAATGACGCAAGACTCCGTAATATGATTCCAATCCATCTTCAAGAGGATGAGAGAAATTTGGAATACATTACGTTTGTTGATATGATTGGCCAACACTTTGACATACAATGGACATACATTAAATCTTTGACCGATATCAACAAACGTGAAGAACACCCACACGATGGTATGGCAGATGACCTTTTGAAGTCGGTTGCTGAATCATTGGGTTGGAAGTTATCTAACGGATACTCTGATGTTTCTCTTTGGAAATATGCGTTGGGTGTTGAGTCTGACGGTACGTTATATCAAACAGGCTCGCTACAATCTAAATCGAGAGATGAGATTACAAAAGAAACTTGGAGAAGGATTGTAAATACAATTCCTATGCTGTATAAAACAAAGGGGTCTGCTCGTTCAATCAAAGCAATCCTTGCAACATATGGTATTCCACAAGCATTCTTGAAGATTCGTGAGTGGGGTGGGCCTACAATTTCTACTCGTAAGAATGTTTACGAGCACGAGAGATTTGTATATAAATTACAGGCATCTCCATCAAAGTATATCTCAAATCCGTGGGATGATATTCAGTCCGATAGACCAAATTCGATTGAGGTTATTGGTAAGATGCCTAAAGGGAACTATCACATACTAAGAGTAACCAATAACTCCGACAACATAGATTATTTTTGGGACTATCAAGATAATGAGACTGTAAGAATCAGACTATCGGTAAATGGTACTGACATTATATCTTCATCTTATGTTCCATACAAAGAACGTAAAGAAGTTGCAATGGTGTTAACCTCGGCTAGTATTGATATTCAAGCTGCTTGGGTAGATTCTTGGGGAGAGGTATTAGCTAATCCAACTGCAAGTTTTAGTGGTAATAATTCTACATTTGATAGTGTGTGGTCTTCGAATGGTGTTGTACAAGTGCCAGGTCCAACAACTGACCTCAACGTAAACTCATATGAAACTGCAAGTATTCAAGAGGTTAGATATTTCCGTGACCCAATTACAAACGAGATAACTCAAGAACACGCACGAAATAGAGAGGCGTATTTTAGTGATGATAATACAACCGATTTGGATATAGACACTTCATTTGATAAGTTGATGTATCGTATATTTCCAGATAGTGACTTCACCACAAACTCATCATCAATTTTATCGGTTCACCCAAATCAAAAATTCACTTCATCTGATAGTGGGTTAGTGTTATCAGCATCATTAGTTAATATGAAACCTTTGGATTTGGTAGGTGAGGTAGACACTCAATTTGTAACAGTACCATCTATGGGGGCTCTTAATTTAATGAATAACAAAGTTCGTATAGAGTCAGCATCACTAAATGGTGTATTAAGTCCTGATAAATCAAACGAGTTATCACAATACGATTATGCCCCAGTCGACTCAAATCTATTGGGTACATACTTCACAACAACCGATACTGTAAACTTTGATATCTACAACTCGGAAGGTTACTTCGAAGCAGATGATTGGGTGGGTGACCCTGACAAAAGATACAACGAAGATTATCCATTACTAAAGTATAGAGCAAAGAATTACTTCCAAAAGTATACAACTGGTACTGCTTTGGATTTAATTATGGATATGTTGTCTCGTTATGATATGTCTGTATTTGACCAAATTAGACAACTCTTACCAGCCCGTGTAGATTGGCATAAGGGTATACTAATTGAACCACACGTTTTTGAAAGAAACAAGTATCAAAGGGAACGTGGTATTGTAATATCAAGACATCATTATGATGGTAGTATTAATGTTGGAGCAAATGTAATTACTGCAAGTAGACACGATTATGATGTATCATCAATCGATTTGTATGATTACAATTCATCTACATACAAATATCAGATTGCAGTATTAAGTGGTAGCACATACGAAAATCAAACAAATGGGTATTGGGAATATTCTCCAACTGGGTCTACTGTACTTAATGCAAGGCCATCGAAACATCACCAAGACATCGAGTATTTCTATTCTACCGCAGAGTCGGCTAGTTTGAAACTACCAAGCTCTTCATCTTACAAATACGCTGAAGTACAAGACACTCGATTACCATTATCAATAGAAAATTTATATTACAATGGTTGTAGAATATCAAGCGACTCATTAACAACAAACTCGGATGATACTCCAGATGGTGGGCCTGTTGTTGAAATAACGGAAGTGAATCCTAACGTATTGGTATTCTCTGGTAGAGAGGGTGAATCACTTGGTACTGAGCAAACTATCAAACAAACTTCAGTTAGAACTATGCCTGTGAATGAATTGGTATCAGTTCGTAAAAGTGAGGAACGTGAAGTCAAACCAACCCCATCAGTTGCACTTGAAACTGATACTTTGAAACCATTAACATTTATTCCACGGAATAGTAAACCAAAAACTAATATTAGACCAAATCGAACACAAAGTTTATTAAAATCCTTATTAAATCGATTTAGGTAGTTAAAAAGTTAAAAAACCATATTTATATACATAAAGAGGAAACACTATGGGATTTTTAGATAATTCATCGGTAACAGTAGACGCAATTCTTACCAAGAAGGGTAGGGAGTTGTTAGCACAAGGTCGTGACAAGTTTCAAATCACTCAATTTGCATTGGCAGATGATGAGGTTGATTATGAACTTTGGAATCCAGCACACTCG